TTGTAGGGCTTGATCGACGCCACCGTGGGGAACCCGCTGGGGAATGTTTGGGGAGTCGAAGTGTAGTTTCTTTGCTTTTTGGCCGCAATATTACGAAAGCCATAGCCAGCAAAAGCCCGCCGTTTCGGCGTATTTCGATTGACTTGAAACCTGATTAAATACTACTGGTGCCCCCGCGCAGCACCAGAGTTTCCCGCAAATAGGACGTTTCAAAATTCCGTGGGGAATTTATGGGAAGAATCAACGAATCTTCCGGCGAGCATCGTCCCAGCGCGCGTAGAGCGTCAAGCCAATCCCTACGATGGAAGCAACCGGCGACAGAACGGCCATGACCGAGTGGCCTAGCAATGGCCCGATCACCTGAACGGCTGTGTTGATGTCATCGGCCGTCACTGGAAGCCCGGAGGTTTGTGCTGTAGCGATGGTGCCGACCGTGCCAGCCGCGGCAATCACTGCACCGGCCACCGTGCGAGACTTGGCCAGCGGCTTTGTTGCCGGATCGAAGCCAGCCATTACAGCGGCACGCTCATAGACATCCTCGGGATACCAGGCTTCCGGCGCCCCGTAGGCTTCAGGCGCCCCGTTTTCATGCCGGATGATCGCCTTGGCGACGGCGGTGCAAATGTACGCGTCGAGGAAATCGATCGTTTCGTCCGGGTCCAGGCCGGTCAGGCGGGCAACGTGCTGCACGTAGGCGGCTGAATTGTTCTCGCTGGATGGCGCCCAGCGGTTGATCGCGGCGCGCAGCGTGTTGATGTCGTGGCGCTCCTGATAGTTGATCAGCAAACGCATCAAGGCGCGGATTCCGGCCTCTGGCTTTTCGAATACCAGGAAGCGCGAATCGCTCGATTGATCAGCCGACATGCCAAGCCAGCGGTCCTTGCCGCGCTCGATGTTTCCGGGGTTGTTGTTGCGGATACCGCGCGGTAGGGATTTCATTTGTCTGCCTTTCCATCGAGCTTGTCTTCGATACGATCCAGCTTGGCAAAAATCGCCTTGCTCATGCTGTCGAACTGTTCGGTTCTGACGTACCCGCCAGCCACCAGAACTTTAAGATCACCGACCTGTTTGCTCAGTTCCAAGTCGGCACGCTTCAAGTCGTTGATGGCTTCCCACATGGCTTTCATCCACCAGCCACCAAACACACCGACAAGAGCAAACAGCACGTTGAACAATTGTTGCTGATCCATCAGCCAATTCTCCAATTTGTACCATCGTCATAGACTGGCACTTTATTCGACCCGCCAGCAGCGACGACGGATGCGAACGTGGTGGCATTTGCATCGGTAACAAAAGCGCGGCGGCCTGCCGTCCCGGCTGTTGGCAACGTAGCGACGGTAAGCGTCTTGTGTTCGGTGACACCGGACTTGCGCACAGCAAAGGCGTTTGCCCTTGCCCCAGACGACGAACCGACGCCAACCTGGAAACTCACCGGATCGGTCTGCGTTGTTGTGTAGGACGCGAATGTGCCGACTGCCGTACATCCGCTGTCCGCGATGGTGTTCCCGCGCCCTGCTGCAAATCCGTAGGTTGCATTGACCGCGTTCTGATAACCGAACGTGCCAGAGTAATCTCCGTTAGCGTCAAAGGTATTTTCACGACCCCAGCCGAAGCTGTAGTTGGTCAAATTGTCGTTCGTGACCTGATAGCCGCCGCACATGGTGTAATTGCCATCGGCGGAGCATTGATAGCCCCAACTGATCGAGCCGGTGGCGGCCGGGCCGTTAAATGGGAATTCAGAAGTCGCAGATTCCCGACTGACCAGCGATGAAAACAGAGCGATTGCATCCGACTCGCCGCGCCACGGCCCGCTACCGCGAGAGTAGAACGGTGACGGCTGGAATCGGTGCGACATGCCGCGCTCTTTCAGTGCATACCAGATTCGGTGATAGCCGTGTTCCCACAACGAATCACCAAGGAAGTGCGTGTAATCCCCGCTTCCAGTGTTGTCATATACGGTCTTCAGGCCGACTGAATTGACATATATGCAGTTGCGATTGACGTTGGCACAATAATCAATCTGCGCCTGCCAAACCTGATAGCGAGTATGGAGTCCAGACATCCCCATAACCAGCACGGGCGTTGTCTCTGTCATCCATGACTCGGCGCGGAACTGAGAATCAAGCGTCGTAAAGCTCGCCAGATACGCAGTCATAGTATCGGTCAGCGCGTTTTCTTCGCCTTGCGCCCATATCAGGTAATCTATCGTGGTTATGCCAGAAAGCTCAGTCGTGGCAAGCGCGGCTTCGACCTTGGATTTGATCGCGGCGTATCGGACAGATGAAGTACCAGAGCCAACCCAGTCACTAATCGGGCGACCGCTAACCGCGTCGTAGATGATGTAAACCGGGCGTCCGGTCTCGGCCACAAGCCGATGCGCAAAGGCCAGTGCGGTGTTGTTATTTCCGGCGTTACCGTTCTCGTCAGTGCGAGTCCAAGGCAGGGCTGTGTAATCGCTACCGCCCCATGCCCCCGTGATTCCGTCCCATGTCTTGACTAAAGACGACGCTGGGTTAGGGCCGCCTGCGTTGGCTCCACGCGCATTCGACTGGCCGGTGATAACGATAACGATAGGCGTGCCGGCAATCGACGCGGCGGCATCCGGTGACGATGAAATTCGGTCGATGGCATCGCCGACAGAAACGCCTGTGTCATAGCCTATGAGCGATGCGCCTTCTGGAGCAGCCAGATCAACCAATGAAGTTCCTGACACCCCTTCCAAAGCCACAAGATTGCCATCAGCATCGAAACCAATAACCCGGCCGGCTCGGTCGGTGGTATCCATATTGATGATCTGATCGTCTGAGGTGGCAACTGGCAATTTAATAGCCCGGCCGATCCGCGCCTGTATCGACTGGATGGCCAGCCAGATGCGGTTGAAATCAAAATTTACGACACCGGCCGGGAAATCGCCCAATTCCTGGTAATCGGTTTCTCGATTCAACACCGGATCAAGGTAACGCAGCACCGTGACGCCATTTGCAGGGGCCACCGAGAACACCACGGCGCCGCCGCCTTCATCACCCACCCCGGTAACCGTGAAGCCAGTCGTTGTCTCAACGCCATCCAGCTCGACGGTGAGGTCGTCGGCCGAAGCAATCATGAATTCGTAGGGGAATGAAGTCGTCAGACCGTTGGCGGTCGACTCATTGAATAGCGTCGTTTGGGAGGGAACGGTCATAGGGCAACCTCGTTGTCAGATTGCGCGCCATCTTCCCGCCAAGTGGCGGACGGTTTCCCGACTGTGCTAGCGCTCGAAAGCTACCTCATGCACGCCGGCATTCGGCCGCCAGGCATGATGTCGTGGCGTTCCATCTTCATCGCGGACATTGACCTTGATGCGTTCCGGCGTGTCGGTGATGGCGCCCGCCCCGGCGTCGATCAGGTCGTCTTCCTGTGCCTGAGTTCCGGGGTTGAAATCCTTCATCTGGTCCCAGAACTCGCCGTCTAGAACTTCGGTATGCGCCCACAACATGCCGGCCGACAGAGGCCCCTCGTAGGCCTCAAGGATGCGCTTGTTCTTGTTCACCACGGCATGCTCTTCGGCCACACCGCAAACAAGCTTCCGCTGCTTCAGCGCAGCTTTCAGCACCGCCGGGGCAAAGCCGCCGATGCCGTTGGTTTCCACGGTGACGCGCGGGACGTTGAACTTCTCGACCAGATCGCAAATCTGGAACACCTGGCCACCGAGGATGCGCTTTCCGTCTTCGGCAAATTCGGCGATCTCTCCGGTCAGCGCCTTGACCCGGTGCAGGTAGCGCCGGCCGTGGTCATCCTGCAGCACCAGCGCAATGGCCGATACGTCACTACCCAGCTTGGCGGATGATGGGTCCCAGCGAACCGACATGCCGACAATACGCACCGAACCCAGCCACATTGTGGCCGTCTTGTTGGCGTACTTGATGACCGGCTCGACGGCGTAGGGGATGATCTTCGCGGGATCGAGGCGGGTCTCGGTGATCGGTTTGGCTTCGAGCATATATTGCGAATCCCAATAATTCAGCGTGCGGGTCTTCTTCCGGCGCTTGATCACGTCCTCGCGGGTGAAGCGTTCCGGCCAGGCGCAATGCGCGTAGAGGTCGAGCACGGCATTTGGCGGCGCCGTGAAAACCACATCGCCCCCCTCGACGCGATAATCGATCCCCTCTTCCAGCAGCCGGGCGAACTTGTGAATCCCGGTCATCACGTACAGGCCATCATCGCCGACTTCGAACGGGATGCGGTAGCGCAGCGCCCGATCGGTCTGCTCGTATCGGACATGGCTCTCGAACAACGGGATTTTCAACAGGGAAGCCCCACCGGAAACCAGTTCCGGGTAGATCGAATCGTGCGTGTGAGGGGTGCCGATGTAGGTTTCGCGGCCGCCCGGAACCAGAATGAAGGTTGATTCCTGAATCTTCATCCGCAGGTTTTCTCGGGCATCGCTGGTCTTGATGTTCTTCGGTACTTCAACGTCGTCATAGTCAATGTCCCGGGCGCGGGCAGAGGTGACGTTCTGATTCACGCCAACGGCAGTCATGGAAGCGTTTCGCGCATCGGTCGCCCCGGATACCCAGAACATTTGCGCCCCCGGCTTCGTCGGCAGCATCCCACCGCACAGCGGATGCCGGCGCAGCACGTTGATGGTGTCCCGGGTGAGCTTCGTGGCCAGCGGCCCATCGGCCGCCCAGATCAGGGAAATCCAAGAGTTGTCGCAGTAAAGCTGCCAGGCCTTGTACACCGCGTAGATGGTCGACTTCGCCGCTCCCCGGAAAACCATCAGCACGCGAACCGGGTCGGTACAGGTTTCCAGCCAGTGGCAAATGCGGACGTGCAGCGCCGGAACCGTCCATCCCTGCACCTTTGCCCACAGCAGGAAGAACGCGAGGAAGGAGATTCTAGCCCTTGCCATGTACTCGTTTATCGAAAGCCTTCTTGGCCGAGGCGCGCTGCAGACCATCTAGCAGCTTGGCCGCTTCCTTCTCGGCCTGCCTGATCTCGGCATCGAGGCCATCTTCGTCCTCGGTCACATTGGCCGCACCAACGCCGGCCGCGCTGCTCTCCTGAATCACGCCGGTCAGTTGGGTTATTTTGGTGATGACTGACAGCGTAGCGATAGCGTTCTTCTTCGACCAATAGCGGTCGCCGCGCTGCTCTTTGGTCAGTTGCTGCGGATTCCATCCAGAGCCGGGCCAGTTGTCCGGGTCGGCCTCGGCGAGGAACACGTCCGTCAGCTTTTCTGACATGGCTTGCAACTTCTCGTATTGATCTTGGCGCATAGCTCACCTACAACCATTCGGTCGTCAACCGCGTTGAAAGTCTGTTGGCAAACCGAACGATTGCCCGTGCAGCAAACTCACGTTGTTCTGGTGTCATATTCCAACGCGCATAGTCAAAGAAGTCATCGGATAGCGCCTTTAGGGAAATTTGAAGTTCCTTGCAAGCTGTTTTGCCGAGAACGTCATCATCAATAAAAGCATTCGACACCAAGACTAGTTTTTGTTGCTTGCCATCGTTAAACCTCAGATGAGTATCAAGAAAAATTTTCTGCTTTGCCTGTTTCATAAGTATCTCCTTGGATGTTTTAATTCTAGGCCAAGCACGATTACAAATGACTCAGAAAAGGTGGCACTTTTCGTTAGCGCCCTGTAATTGCGCTCATATCCGGCGCCCTGTCTGGCATAGCACTGCCCGGCTGCCAGTAGTAATCGACGTTCCAGTCCTTCATTGCCCGCGAACGCATCCGGGCCAGATAGCCGGGGTTCAGCGCTTCCTGTGCGTTGTGCATAAACCAGTGGTCCCATGCCCCGCGCACTTGCCACAGCCCGACGTAAGGCACCTGAGAGTTACCCCAGCGCAACGCCTCGGCGCCAGCGTGCGTGTCCTTGCCCTTGGCCGCTTCCCACATGTTGGTCAGCATCAGGTCGCCGGCAAGACCAGCCACCGCCCCGCCTGCCGGGCCGAGCAATACCCCGCCCGCCTGCTCGAAGTTGTTGCCGCGTTGCTCGGTCGGGTCTTTGGTCAGGAAGTCGCCAACGTAGCCGAGGCCACCGCCCTGCCCCAGCGCCTTGGACCAGAACTTCGGCTCGGTCATGTCGTAGGGGTCTTTGCCGGCGAGGATTGATTTCTCCTGCAGCACAATGGCCCCGAGCATCATCAGCGATACATTCAGCCCAGCCAGCA